TCGCCCATGGCGCGAAGGTGGTCCTGACGGAGGCGCAGGAGCGGGTTCCGAAGGAGTCCGGGCACCTGGCCTCAACGGGCCGCATCAAGCGTGACCGTGGCGGCGTCAACACCGTCGCCATCACGTTCGGCGGACCCTACGCCCGCTGGATCCACGAGCACCTGTTCTTCAAGCACCCGCACGGCGGTGAGGCCAAGTTCCTTGAGGTCGCGCTGCTGTGGAAGGGCGAGGAAGCCATCAAAGAGGCGGGCCGCAAGTTCTGGAGGCACATCGCATGAGCTGGACGCGCGACCTCCTCGACGGTATCGCTCAGGAACTCGCCACTGCGGGTGTCGCCACCTACGCGGCCACGTACACGGCCGGGCAGACGGGCGTGTTCTTCAAGCACCTGCCGGCCAACCCCGACCGGGCCATTGCCATCACCCCCTACTTCGCCTCGGACGACGTGAAGACCACGGCGTCCGCTGTGCGTGTGCAGTTCTCCATGCGTGGCAACACCAACGACGCGATGGACGTGGACGACCTCGCTGACGCGGTGTTCGCTGCGATCCACGGCATGGAGCACAAGCAGTACGGCACCTGCCACGTCGTGCAGGCCCTGCGCGTGTCGTCTATCGCGCTCGGCAACGACGAGGCCCGCCGTGCCGAACGGTCGGACAACTACCAGTTCGACATCAACACCCCCAATACCTCGGGCCGACCCGAGTAAACAGCCGCTCCACCCTCCCTGCCCGCCGCGTCGGGCTTTCTCTACATGCCCGAGGAGGCATACATCATGGCCGTTTCGGCTCTGGCGCGTCGGTTCCGCATCGACGTTTCCGCTGATGGCACGACCTGGGTCCAGCTCAAGGGCGTGCAGGACTTCAACCCGCAGGTGTCCCCCAACCTTGAGGACTCCTCCACCTATGACAGCAACGGGTGGGGCGCGTCCGAAATCACGATGAACGAGTGGTCCGTGGCCGTCACGGTGCTGCGTCAGACCACCGCGGGCGTGTTCGACCCCGGTCAGGAGCTGGTGCGTGCGCGTCAGGCGCAGTTCGGCGACGCCGCCCGCGTCTACGTCCGCTGGTATGACAACTCGGGCGCCCCGGAGGCGTACTCGGGTCGCGCGATCGTGGAGTGGAACCGCTCGCAGTCCGGTGTCAAGGACCTTGACGCGGCGCAGGCGACCCTGACCGGTGACGGTGCCCTGGCCTCCATCGCCAACCCGTACTCCGCTGCTGCGGTCCCGGTTGTCACGGCTGCCACCCCGTCGGGTGTGGCTGCTGGCGGTCAGGTCAACATCACGGGTACCGGCTTCACCGGCACCATCGCCACCACGGGTGTCAAGTTCGGCGCCACCAACGCCACCTCTTGGGTTGTGGTGTCCGACTCCACCATCGTCGCGGTCATGCCTGCCGGCACCGCGGGTTCGGCGGCCATCGTCGTCACGAACGCGGCCGGTGCGTCCACCGCGTTCGCGTACACGCGGGGCGCGTAACCCCCCCTCTGAACGTGGCGCCCCCGGCCTGGCTGTGTCGGGGGCGCCGCCTCACAGCCACCACAGCCAACAGCCAAGGAGAAACCCATGCCCCTCAAGGCGTTTGAGGACTTCGCACCCGAGCCGCTGGCCTTCCCGGTCGGCGGCAAGGTGTACACCGTGCCCGAGATTGGTTGGGCTGACGGTGTCCGCATTACCGCCATCATCGACGGCGACGAGAAAGCTGACGCGGCCGAGCAGAACCGGCTGCTGATGGGTCCGGTGTTCGACGAGATGGTGGCCGACAAGGTGCCCGCTGCGGCACTGTCGCGGGCGCTGCTGGCGTGCCTGACGGACTTCCGCACAGGTGACCGTGAGCTTGCCGCACGGGTGTGGGAATCGGGGCTGTCCCCGGAAGCACTGGCCCCGAAGGGGGCCGCTCAGGACTTGACGCCGTCGCCCGTTACGGAGGCGGCGAGTACGACCCCGTCACAGGGCTCTACGAGTGGTACGACGACGTCCCCGCGCAAGTCCTCGCCCCGCAAGGCGAAGGCGTCGCAGTCACCCAAGTCCTCGAGCAGTGGCGACTGATCGTCCCCGACTTCGCCTCTGAGTACGGGATCCGCTTGGCCCGCTGGGACGGGTCGTGGCGTGAGTTCTTGACCTACCTCATCGGCCTCATGGCTGGTGACACTCGCATTTCGCGCCACTTCGCGCCTGACGAACCGTAGGAGGCTCCGTGGCTGGCGAGGAGGTTGTTGGCGGGATCCTCGGGTACCTGCGGCTTGACGCCGACCAGTTCCAGCGCGAAATCACCAAGGCGCTCGCACTGATCAAGGTGCTGGACGGGCAGGACGTCAAGGTTGACGTCAAGACCAACAGCCAGTCGGTCGAGAAGGACCTGGCGCGCGTGTCGCGGGCTGCGAAGACGGTTGGCCGCGACGTGGACGGCATGTCCTCCTCGTTCAAGGGCCTGCGCGACCCCCGCCTCATCGTGGGTGCCATCGCTGGCGGCATGGCGCTGATCGGCCCCGTCACGGGCGCGGCCACGGCTGCGATGGGCGGATTCGTCGGCGTCGTCGGCACCGGGATCCTCGCATTCAAGGGCTTCCAGTCCGAGATTGAGAAGGGCACCGCGCTCGGTCAGTACCTGCAGGGTTCGCTCGAGGGCGTCAAGTCCGAGTTCGCGGCGCTGGGATCCACTGCGGCGTCGGCCATGTCGGGCGACGTGCTGTCCGCGCTGTCTCAGGTGCGCCGGTTCTTGCCGACCATCAATGACGACGTGGAGTCCCTCGCAGGGCACCTCGGGGGCGCGTTCAACATCTCCACCAAGGGCCTGCTGACGGGTCTGCGGAACGCGATGCCGTTGCTGCAGGACGGTGGCCGGTACGCGGAGTTCCTGGCGCAGAAGTTCGCGGACTTCGCAGCGTCCAAGGACTTCAAGGACTTCGTCGACTACGCCCGCCGTGAGCTGCCCGTGGTGGGGTCGGCGGTGATGTCGCTGGTCGGTGGGATCAAGGACTTGGCGGTGTCGCTCGCCCCTGCCGGCGACGACCTTGTGTCCATCATTGGGCTGCTCGGCAAGATGGCGTCAGCCGTCGCCCCTGCCGTGGGTGCGCTCACGAAGCTTTCACAGGTGCCCATTCTTGGGTCGGGCCTGCACACGCTGGCGCTGCTGAACGACCAGATCGACAAGTGGACCGGGTCGAACAAGAACGCCGCTGGCGCGGTGGACGAGCACACGACGCACCTGCTGACGCTGCAGCAGGTCACGTCCAGCACGGCTACCGCGCTCGGCACGACGGACACGGCCCTGCAGGCTGCGCTGACGGCGCAGAAGGCGCACACGCAGGCCGCTGCTGACGCCACCCTGCAGATGCAGGTCGAGGGCGACGCTGCGGGCCTGTTGAAGCAGCAGCTGGACAAGCTGAACGGCAAGGCCATCACCGCCGCGTCCGCGCAGAACTCGTTTGACTCGGCCCTGGCGAACTCCAACACCCACATTGCGGCGAACGGTAAGACGATCGACCGCGCGACCACGTCCCTCGCGGGGAACTCCGCTGCGGCGGTGGCGAACCGTGGCGAGCTGATCCGTCAGGTGACCGCGGCTGAGGGTGTCGCTACTGCCATGCGCGACAACGGCGCCTCGCAGGATGAGACGCGCGCCAAGATGGTCAAGATGCGTGACGAGATTATCGCCAACGCAAAGCAGCACGGCCTCAACGCGGGCGCGGTTCAGAAGTTCATCGACAAGATCTACCAGATCCCGAAGAAGGTTGCGCCCACCAAGATCGAGGTGGAGACGGCTGCCGCCATGTCGGGAATCACCGCGTTCCAGCGGGCGATTGACGCGCTGCACGGCAAGAAGATCAGCATCCACGCCACGTACTCCTACGACGGCAAACTGCCCAACGGTGGCCGGTCCACCGCGGGCGGCACCACGTTCGCCGACGGCGGGATCATGGGCAAGGGTGGCGTCCGTGCAATGGCTGACGGCGACGTGCTCGGCCGCAACGCCATGATCCGCACCGGCACGAAGCCGATCCTGTGGAACGAGGCGGGACCGGAGGCGTACATTCCGCTGTCTCCGTCAAAGCGTCCCCGCTCTGAGCGGATCCTGGCCGAGACGAACCGGCTCATGGGCAACCCTCTCGGTGGCGGTGGCGTGACCGAGCTGGGCGCCTCCACCATCGCCGCGATTGCCGCAGCGGTGTCGCGGGTGCAACTCAAGACCACCGTGTCCACTGGCCGGTTCGACTCTGCGATGGCGGTGGCCCTGTGACTTCCGCAATGGCGTTCAACGGGTTCCTGTTCACCACCGACCAGTCGCCGCGTGGCGGGAAGTTCCGCCTGCTCGGGTTGGAGGGGTGGCACTCGGTCAACCTGCGCCGCGACCGGGCCGAGAAGGCGCAGCAGTCGGGCGCTTGGGAGTCGACGGGGTTCACCTCGTCGCTGCCGATCACGGCACGCGGTCAGGCCGTGTACCCGGACGCGGAGAGTGCGGCCCTCGAGCGGCGCGAGATTCTGGCGCTCGCCGGTGGCGGTCAGTACCAGATGGCCGTCGGTGACGCGCTGGGAGAGGGCACCCGCATCGTCGAGTGCGACTCGCTGGTGGTGTCCCCGGTGCAGGACCGCATGTTCACATGGTCGCTGGTGGTTACCGCGTGCGACCCGCTGCTGTACGGGCCTCCGACGTACAACTTCACCGGCCTCGCCACCGCCTCCGGTGGCGCCGGCCTGACGTACCCGCTGACCTACCCGCTGGACTACGGGGTGACTCCTGGCACCACGCCGGGGGCGATGCAGGCACTGAACGCCGGTACCGCGTCGTATTACCCGCGTCTGCGCATCGAGGGGCCGGTGACTAACCCGGTCGTCACGCTCGCGGAGACGGGCGACCGGATCGCGTACCGGGGCACCATCGCTGCCGGGCAGTGGCTCGACATCGACTGCGGGGCGCGCCGGGTCCTGCTCAACGGGCAGGTGTCCATGCGGCACCTCGTGTCGGCGCAAGGCAACTGGTGCGCGATCCCTGTCCGTGGCGGATCCCTGTCGTGGACAGCTGACACCGCGGACCCTGCCGCGACCCTCTCATTTTGGGCCTACGAAGGAGCGTGGCTGTGAGCCAGTTCGAGTACCACAACGCCTCGAATGACGAGGCGTCACAAAAGAAGTCACTGGCGTTCATGCTGCGGCAGGACTCCCCTGGCCTTGCCACTGACGGTGTCCTGTCGGGGCTTGCCGTGGCGCAGACGACCACGGCCTCGGCGTCGGTGGTTGTGTCGGCTGGTGCTGCCGTTTCGCAGGACTCGGTGCTGAACGGCGCGTCCCTGCTGGGGCTGGACACCGACCTGACCCTTGACGTGTTGACGGCGAACCCCGTTGGTGGCCTGCCCCGTAACGACCTCATCGTGTTCGATGTGGCGACGCTGGGCGCTGGCGCTGGCGCGTCTGGTGGTGTGCGCGTGATTGTGGGCACCCCGAACGCCTCCCCGACCGACCCTGCCGTCCCTGCGACCGCTGTGGCGTTGGCGCGGTTGCGTCACGCGGCTTCGGCGACGACGGTTCCTGCGGCGAAGATCGACGACCTGCGCGTGTTCACGTCGCTGGTGCAGCCTGCGGGCGTGTGGATTTCCCTGGCCCTCGCCAGCGGCGTTGCTGGGACGTTGAAGTACCGCCAGCGTGGCAACACCGTGGACGTGGCGGGCGACATCACGGGTACGTTCGCCACTGGGTTCACTGCGGCCTCGGCGGCCGGCGCCCTACCCACTGCGGCTCGAGCGACGATCACCCCGCCCCGCTCGGTCGCCTACGTCGGCTCGGGCACCGTCATGGGCTCGGTTGAGGTCACCACCGCTGGCACGGTCAACGTGCAGTGCGCGTCCGCGTCGACCTTGGCCAAGTTCGCGTTCTGCTACCCGGCCGGCTGATGCCCAAGTACGAGGTCTACGCCAACCGTTGGGACGACGGCCATGTGGTGGAAGAACTCATCCCAGCTCGGGACCTCGAGTTCTCCTTCCCGCTGTCGGACCACGGCGAGGCGTCGTTCACGGCCAGCGTCGAGCCGGGCCGCTCATTCTGGCGCCCCTCGGTCGCGCTTCCGATGTCGGGCATCCTCATCGCCCGCGACAGCGTGCCGATCTGGCAGGGCTGGGTCACCGACGAGCGCCCCAGCGGGCCGCGGTCGTTCTCGTTCACCTGCCGCGAGTGGGGCTACTTCTTCGAGGAGAAGGTTCCCGCCGTTCCGTGGACGTACACGGACATCAATGACGGGCTGATGTTCCGCCACATGATCGACCAGGCGCAGCTCATCGACGGGCAGAACCTGCAGATCCAGACCGGCGACTACCTCGGCGCCGCGTCGTCCGATCGCACCATCAATGCCTGGGACGACACGACCGTGGGCCGCGAGTTCCGCTCTGTCGGCGAGGCTGACGGTGGCCCGGAGTGGTACTTCGGCGCGGCTGGCACGATGGACAACCCGATCCGCCAGCTGATCCTCGGCGACCGGTTGGGGCACACGACGGCGCAGACGGTGCTCGAGTTCGTGGAGGACACGCAGGACTGGCAGGCACCGGAGGCCCCGCCCACTGTGGCGCTGCTGGGTTCACTGTTTCCCGGCCCGGCGCCGATGGTCCCGACGCGCCGCGGTGGTGGCAACCTGATCGCTCAGGGCCGCACCCGTTCCGTGTCCAACGCTGCGACAGTGGCGAAGGCGACCGGCTCTGGTGAGGAGGCGGCGCGCAAGGTCAAGACGGCCAGCGCCATCGACCTGCTAGGTGCCGGGTGGCCGCGCATGACGAGCACCCGCGCATACTCGGACGTGACGGTGGATGCGACGTTGCAGGCGCACGCCTATGCCGATCTTGACTCGGTGGCGGGCGTCCCCACGGGCTACTCCCTCGTCAGCCTCGACGGCGACCCTGACTGGACGCAGACGCCTCGCGGGTCGACGGTGCGGGTGATCCTCGACACCGACATCTATGGCGGCGACCGTCCAGTGGGTGGCCCTGGCGGGTTCGACGCGCGACTGCTGAACACGGTGGTGCGCGTGCCGGATTCTGGCGTGGCTCAGGTGGAGTGGCAGGTGGCGTCGGTCATGGAGATGGCGTCGCAGGTGTCCACGCCTGGCGCTCCCACCGCTCCGACGAAGCGCACATGGGCTTTGAAGCCTGCGTCTGAAACTGGAAGGTTGGGCTGATGCCGTCCACGCCGGAACCGTTCCGCACCTTGTCGGCTGAGATTCGCAAGGTCCGTGAGGACGTGCGCGCAGCCCGCAACGCCTCCCCGTTCTTCGGCACGGGCATCCACCCGACGGGCAACGGCGGCATGGAGTCCGACGCCTTCGACGGCAACCTCGACACCGACGACGCGGGGACGACCGGCTGGGCGTTCAACGATCAGAAGGTGGCTGTCGGCGAGCTGATCCTGCGGCCCGGCAGCATCGGCAACGACTCGCTGACCAACCCTGTCATTCCGGGGGTTCACAAGGTCAACTCGTCGGGATTCGCGGTCACCCTGTCATGGACCGAGGTCGTCGGCGGAAACGTGACGGTGCCTGCCGGCTGCACGCAACTCCTTGCGACCAGTTCCGTGTGGGTATACGCCATCAACCCGAACACGACCGGTGGAAGCAACGGCACTGGCGGCGACACGCTGTGGTGCTACGTCGACATCGGCGGGTCGTCGGGCGAGGTGTACGGCCTCGGGTTGAGCGGCAATAGCGGGTACACCACGGCGACGTCGGGCTTCTCGCTCCTCAAGACCGGGCTCACGCCGGGTTCCACCATCCGCATCAAGGGCATGGCGGCGTCCGCCTATGCGTCGCTAGGGTCGGACGCCTTCAACACGGCGACCATCTCAACGACGCTGATCTGGCTGCGCTAGTTGCTGGTCGGCTCGCCGTTGGGCTGGCCGGGTCCGAACTGACCGTCGGGTGCGGGCGTGCTGCCGGGCGCGGGGGCCGGGCGTGATCCGGGCCGGGGCGCGGGAGCGGGTGCCGGTGCGGGCTCGCTGGCTTGGGTGCTGGTGGGCTCGGACACGACTGCCGCCTTCTGCTGGACCTTCGGCGCCGGGGCCGGTGCCTGCGTCGATTCTACCGGTGCAGGCTTCGGCTTGGGCGCCACAACGGGTTCGGGTGCAACGGTGGCCGTCGCGGTCGTGACCGTCGGCTCGGGGGTGACAGTCTCCGCGGCGGGCGCGAACCGGACCACGGGCTGCGGCTTCTCGACCGGCTGGAACGCCTGAGCGGCGGCGACACCACCGACTACACCGAGCGCGGCTACTGCGGCCAGGACTGGCGCGATGTGCTTGTTCATGGTTTCCCCTGCGTTCCCCTCGTTGCTTGTTCATTGAGTGTGACACATGCGGGCGACGTTCGTATCCGTAGGACTACTTACTTTCCCCAGCCGTTCGGCCGACCCTTGGAGGCTCAGTGAGCGACAACACGTTCCGCAAGGTGCTCGTCTGGGACGTAGCGCCAGGTGGCACGGTGCGGCTGCTGCGGAACGGGACCGTCACAGTCCGCGACGCAACCGGCATCGCACCCGAGGACGCCGGCACTGGGCCAGCGCTGCAAACGCTCGTCAGTGACACGCAGGGCGCGGTCACGTTCACCCACCCGACCATGACGACGGTGGACCTGGTCTCTCCCAACGGCTTCGTCGACCGGGTGACGTCCGAGACCTCGATCGCGGAGAACGCGGCCGTAGCTGAGGCCGCCGCGCAGCGAGCAGTGGACGCTGCAGCGTCCGTGTCGCCAGTGGCCTTCGACACCGACGGCGTCCCCTACCTGACCGACACCGCTACCGACCTGATCGCCATGGACACCGACGGCGTCCCCTACATCGCCCTCTGATTGGAGCCACGCAATGACTCAGCCCGCATCCAAGCGGTTCGTGATGGAGGACTCTCCCGCGCTCGCCAGCAAGCTCGACCTGGCAACAGCTAATTCCACCTTCGAGACACCCGCAGGGGCGCAGGCAAAGGCGTCCGTCGCTGTAGCAAAGTCCATCGGCGGGACCGTCGTGA